TCATTGTTCTTTATTTGATTAGCTATTTCACCACAAATATAAGAACTTTGGAGCTTACACACGTTTTGGGGAAAGTGTCAAGGTAGTAAATAATCCCTTTTATTGGTGGGGAATCTCGGTTTTTCTGATTGAAAACTGTATCGGTTTTCTGTAATGCAAAAGTACTAACTACCTAAATAATAGGCAATAGCGCAAGATGAAACAATGACTTTATATCCTCAAATAATGTTTATCATCGTGTGTTTATTTACATCACCTAATTCCAAAAATGTATCCCCTTTTGTAATCTCTAATCTTGCAAAATAGCACCATTTTCCATTGGAAATTACTTTAGAAAAATCGGCGCGTGTGTTCAGAGAGTTGGGCGTGTGATTTTGAGCCAAAAATTTTTTTTTTGACCCCTCCCCCCCCCTTAATCCAACCTCTCATCACCTTCAATTCCCTTGTTTATTTCCTTTCTGCTGCCTTATCACCTTCATTGCAATACAAGCGTCCACCAATAAGAAGAAACGCGCTTACACGTCAAATAAACGCTGTATTCCTTGCAAGGTAACATTGGGAACAAAAAAAGAACAGACAAGATATTATCTCATCTGCTCTATCATATCATGACAAATAAAAAGCACGTAATTAAGTTGTTTGTTCTGATTCTTCTTTCTCCTTTTGAAGGTTTGCAAGCGTCTTGTGCAATAGGTGACTGTAGTGGTAGTCCAAACCGAGCAGCACGGACGCAAATGTGAAGAGTTCACCACTTGTGGACATCACGCTAAAATGAATCACTCCTAATGGATTTGTAAAGAATCCAAGGAAGAGGAGCACAACACCCGCAATCAGGAGAAGAATTGCAAGCCAAATTTGGAGGTCTTTTGCGTCGCTCTTGCCGTCTTGGTTAAGGTCAAGGAAGTTCATAGGTTTTGGTATTAAACATAATTATTTTAGTTCATCAGATTCCGAGTTTCTTTTCAATCTTGGACAATCGAGTTCCAAACTCATTCAGCTTGGTTCTAACAAACGCGGTTGAGTTTATGCTATCTAATACAAGTCCGTGTTGTTCTTTTATATCAGCTGTGTTCTCCTGAATCTTCTTACTGATTTCATCAAGGCGATCCGTAATCATTGGGAAAAATATATTGTTCAGGTTGTTCACGTCTGCTTGTGATATTGGGGATTCCAATAAGATTCTCCACTTGGTGGATTCCTCACTTGGTTTCTCACTATTGTTATTCACAAGCGATATATATGTTTTCCCCTCATGTGCAACCACGTCGAGGTCTTCATATATGCTTTCTTTCCATCTCCCTTTGTAGTTTGGTATTACTTTCCCGATTTCATATTCCATGGTATTGTTTATTTGATTGATATTATAAGTTGGTAATCATCGATTTCAGGCTTAACGCTATCTTTGATTATATCAGGCACATACAATTTGAGCATGCCATCTTGTTTATCGATGTAAGCCCTCATCATTTTATAGGGGTTGATATTCATATTGTCATTATAAGGTGGTTATTTCTAAGGTTGAAAGCTGTTGGTTTGCTCATATTATAATCATCAGCACTTGACCTCACGTGTCTTGGTTTGCCATTGTCCTCATGGTGTATCAAATCACCATTTCTCATCTGCTTTCTGTTCTTATCCTTCTTCACGATTGGCTGAAAGGTGCTTATATCCTTCAATTCAAGAAAGGTATAAGTATAATTCATCTGCTGTGGGTCAAATGTGTATGAGGTGGGAATGAAGTTCTTATCAGGAAACCAACTGCTTGTTATTGAGCTAATGAAGCTCAGTTCACGATTTAGAGTTATCTCCATCTTCAATTGTGGGGTCTGATATTGATTTATAGCTCGGGTAATTATATTCTCCTCGGGTGTTCCAAAGTACAAACCATAATCCAATCCTCTAAGTATTTGCACGCCCTTTTCTTGTGAATAGAAGTAGGGTGATGAATAACTTGTTGATTTTCCATCCTCATGGGTGCAAACCTTTAATTCAATATCGCCTTTCTCCTCAATGAATTTGTTATCGCTCAAAACGTTTTCATATACCGTTTCTGTGTCGTCGGTATTATAACTCAATCCATAGATTGTTGCTTCATAATCCGTTATCAGGTTGCAACCTTCTGTACTTCTATATTTTTCATAGTACTTCTCATCAAATAGCGCTCCTTTCTTTATCTTGGCCACTTGTCGCATTGAAGTAAACGGGCGCATGAACTCAAAGAAAATATCTCCCGTTTGGTTTATTGGGAGTGGAATGTTTATGCCCTTATGTTCTCCAAATAATAGCGAGGTCTTCCAATCAGTGTTTGAGTTTGGAACAATTAGATTGCCTCCATCATCATATTGAACTGAGCAATTATATGGTTTATCTTGCCACTTCTTTTCTTTATCATTGTAGTACTTGTCCGCAAATCGCAGTCGATACAATAGTTCTTTGTAATCATTCTTCTGTAACTTCTTGCATGGCATGTAACTCCCCCAATATGAACTAAATTGAAACGATACATTCACGATATTCCCAAATGGGTTATCATTTGTGGTAACTCTTGCGATTTGATGAGAAAATAATACTTGGTCTATTGATTGGTTTATTTCCGACCAATCATCTTTTTGTTTTGAGAGGTCAAGGAATAGTTCTTTATTCTGTGAGTTACCAAAGGCCGTTTGAAAGATGAATGCTTTCTTTAGTGATACTGATTTTGGTGTTGCTCCAAACTCTTCTTTTTTTATCTCTTGTGTCTCATATTCACAAGGGGCTGAAACGTTATGAGAGAATAGGAAATCCTTATTGAGGGTGGTTTCATTTGCAATAGGAAGTTTGGTGGTGTATTCTCTATTCTCATCCTTTGGGTGGGAGTAGAATGTAAAATCTTCATAGGGGTCAAAATGATTGTACCTCAAAAACACGTTATATGCTCCGATTTGCTGATTGAAGACTTTGAAGAGCTGCACATGCAAAGAATCTTCACCCGTTTCATCACAAAACATAGACGCCCCATATTGCTTTTTTACTCCATATCCTGAACAAGGCGCTAATCCCATATCTTCAAACTTTGGTATCTTCTTCTCAACGGGGTAATGTTTTGCCGTCAATGAAACCTTGTTGTAGCTTGGGAGGAGTGATATGTTGCAATCATCGCTTGATATGTCTTCTTTGTTGAGAGTTTCATTCTCTCTTATGAAAGTAACCGTTTGTATTTCCCCGCTTTGAAGATTAAATTGCGCATATTCCTCACAATGTGGGTCTAATAATAGAACGTCTTCTCCTTGCGTTGTTAGTGTAAATCCAAGGTACTTGCAAATCTCTTCAAGGATTTCAAGGTAACTCATTGCTTCATTATCCTCATTGAAAAAGTTCTCTTGTGGAATGCACAAATCCAAAAAGTTATTGGGTGTGGTGGGATAAATGCACGTTTTATATATGCTTCCCAACTGAAAAAAGGCAAGTTGAATATAATCCTTTATGGTCAAGTGGTGCTTGGTCTCTTGTCGCTTATACTGACAATTCTTCAACGTGGATAAAGCGTCTTGGCATTCAAGTTCAAATTCATCTCCAACGGAATTTATAAACGCTTGGTTGTAGGCGTTGGGCGTTGAAAAACCTACCCATAAAGTTTTGTATCTCCCTCCTTCTTCCTTCTGTAAGGTAACAAAGACATTATTACCCAAGGCGTTGTTTAGGCTCTCATCAAATTGAGATTGTAGGAAACGCACGGTCATTGTAGAACAACGATAAGGCGCAAATACATCATCGGAATTTGAATCATATTCAATAGAAATAGGGTTGGCAAGAAGAGTTATTTCCTCCCCTTGCCCTTGTCCCAAATTGCTATTATATTGCTGATAATCCGTTATGATAACCACCTTGTATAAGGTGTCCTTTATATCACGGAAAAAACCATACTTGTACATTATAAACGTGATTTGCTTGAATTATAATTGTTCAGAACGCCAACCAATTGTTTTCCTTCAATGTGGAATTTTACTGCACCTGAAATCGGGGCGCTGCTGCTTGTTGTTCCTTGTTGAATTGTGTTCCAAAGGCGGCCTTGTTGGGTGGTATTTAATATCATTTCCCCGCCGTTTACCCGTGCAAGATTGTAATCTCCAAAACTTTTGCCCTGAATAATACCGCCATCGGCGAACTTAGGGAATGAGGCAAAGAGTCCAAGAATAGTACTTACTATGGTGGCAATCGACACTAAATTTGCGGGGAATGGCATTGCTGCTGCTGAGGCTGTGCCTGATGAGAGGGCGGCCACCTGATTTGCTGCAATCAATTTTCCGATTTCAGGCAGTATATTAGAAACCGCTCCCGCGATATTTCCAACCATGCCAAGGAAAGAATCGTTTACGACATTCCCAAGAGCCGTGAATACATTTCCGACGCTTTGTGCTGCTTGTCCCAATCCTTCATATTGTGTTTTAATCTCATCGACGTTCTGAGAAATCGCAGATTGTTTCTTCTCATCAATTGAAAGTTGTATTTTATGTTCCTTGCTTGTGAGATAATCGATTTGTTCTCTTAATAGTTTAAGTTGGGATTTATCGCTTGTGATTGAAACCTTATATTTAAGGCTGTTGATTTGCTCCTGAACCTTTACAAGTGAACCAAGCAATGCGTTCATTGAGTTCTCATCAATCTTGGGGTGCATTTTCAGTTCTAAGAATTCCTTTTTCTGTTTCAATTCATCGATTTGTTGAACTAACAGATTGAAACCATCAGAACCCACCTTCAATTTTTTGAGTTGACTTTCACGGCTACTAATCAGGTCGTCGATTTCTTGAATGCTCCCTTTCTCAATTGTCGGTTTCTCCTTGGTTACATTCACCTTATCATGGAGGGCGTTTCTCTTCTTGATTTTGGCGATCTGTTCTTCTAACACAACCGCTTCTTGCTTCAATTCATATAAACGGCCGCTTGAAACGTTGGTTTTTGATAGCTCTTCATTTATCGCGTGCAACTTGTCTTCAAAGTACTTCAATGAACCAATTTCAGGGGGTGCAATTTCCGTTTTCTTTAAACCGCCCTTCTTTGAACCACCTTTCTTGCCACCCTTCTTTGATGATGATAAGGAGGGAAGACCTGAACCACCACCACCTTTGAACGTTTGTGTTACAGTCCGATCTTCCTTCACATTAAGTTTTACATCGGTTGAATTATCCGTTTTCAGGCCAAGGTATTTCTTTAGGTTGTTATACCACGATACAATTTTCTTCCACAAGTCTTGCAACCACTTCAATGCTTCTTTTACTGCATTCTGAACGGCTCTTCCTAATGGGAAATCACTGAGGCGTTTCCATACATCAGCAGCAAATCTTTTGATCAAGTTCCACAAATCGACAAGAGGCTTCACGATCAAGGCACAAGTAACGATAAATGCTTCACCAAGTGCTTTTATCAATGCCATGTTGTATTGAATATAACCTTTGAGTAAATCCCACACTGTGAAGCTGCTATCAAATCCACTCATTAGTTGATTCCATTGATCTATCAAACCACCCGCCCAACTTATAAGGTCACTAATTGCATCGCAAACATATTGGAGATAAGAATACAATTCTTGAATGGGGGCTGAATTGGCTATTGAAGTCATCAAGTTATCCCACGTTGTTTTTACATGCTCCCAAGAATTAGAAAGAGTGTCCGTCTGTTTGGCGGCCATGTCTTGTGCAGCCGTCGTGTCCGTTACTTGCTTTTGGAGTTCTGCATACTTTCCGCGTGCGTCAATTAGCTGTTGTAATAAGGGGGCATTCTGTAATCCGACCAATTCTACAAGGTCAGAATATTTAAGTTGCGCACGACTCATATTTTCAAGAGCTTGCGTTGTACCCACTATTGCGGGGTTGAATTGCTCCCACTCTTTTCTCACTGATTGGAGTTTTGAGAATGTGGATTGTAGGTGCGTTCCTAATTCAGACTCCTTATTTATCCACTTGTCCCCGACCGACTCTACAAGGGCAACAGATTGCGCATAATCAAGGCCTGCTGAATGCATTGTTGTACCCGCCTTTCCGATTACTTCAGCGAGTCCCTGAATCTCGATTGCCCCCGCCTTACTACCCGCGGCTATGCTATTTGCGACCTTGAGTGATTCAGTCCCTGCAAGGTTATATTGAGCAAGGATTGAAGATAATGCAGTGCTTGCCTCTTCTGATGAAATTCTGCCCGCTTTTCCAAGGAGGATTGCCGCCTCAGTTGATTTCAATAATGCCGCCCGATTCTGTGCAAGGCTCGGATTTATACCAACTAATGAAGTCTGTAATGCAATGATAGATTTTTCAGCAACGCCCGTTGAATTGGATAATTCACGAGCCGATTGTTCAAACTGTTTCATCTCTTCATCACTTACATCCGTAACCGCTTGGAAGTTGTTCATTTCAGACTTTAAATTATCAAAACCTTTCAAGATATATGCAACAGCACCAACGGCGGCCGCTCCCAATGCAGCAAAACCCCCACTAAGAACACCAAGACTGCCTAACATCTCAGAAACTCCACCGCCAATTGCGCCCGTTAATCCTTCCATTGAACCACCAAGCGATGATAATAAGCCCTCAAATTGTCCTGAAAGCCCTTGTAATTGGCTGCCAAGTCCTTCCATTGAGCTACCAAAAACCTTACTTCTTGAACCCGCCTTTTGGAAAGCGGATTCTAAATGTTGGAGTTTCTGTTGGCTATTGTTCAGCGCTTTAATTAGGTTCTGATCATTGGCACTTAGTTGTATTGAAAAGTCGTTTTTCATTGGTCTTCTAATGTCTGTGATATTATTTTTGCTTGTTGCCTTAGTCTCTCAATATCTGATTGCGTCAAAGGCTCAGAATTGCCGTTTATTTGCTCTGTGTTGTCGTGTTCCTTCTCCCATGGGAATGTTATAAGGTCGGTGGGTTTGAGTTTTTTGCTGCTGCTCTTTTGGATATTACAGTATGATTGGAATCGTGTTCTTTCCCATTCAGGACGTTCATAGTACTCCAAGTTTGAGATTATATCTTGTATCTCATACTCTTGCATTTCATCAAAGAAATAGGGGATTGTGCAGCATTTGAACTCAAAACAAAGCAACCTGAACAGCTCATGAACTATTTTTTTTTGTTGCCCTTGCCCTTGGATTCCTTCTCAACTTGTCCGCTTAAAAACGTGTTCTTCTGCATGGTCTTACTCAACCATTCCGCAAACTCATTCATGACTTGTGGATTGGGGTCAATTACTTCATCAATGAAATCATCAAATGTTAGGTCAAGGTCTTTATTTGAAGAGCACACAACGCAATAGAAGAATGTGCAGAAATCTTGTAATGTTTTGGGATTGAATGATTGCCCCGTAATATCCTCATACATAAAGAGTGAACGCATTGAATAGCGCAATGTCACTTCTTGTTCTTTGATTGTTACTTTCATTTTACTTGTCATTATATTGTTATTATCAAATAATGAGAGATACAAGGTTTTCCCTCATACCTCTCATATATAAATAGTGTCTTGGTCTTGTTTTTTTTCAAGTGCCAAGCAATTTATTTACTTAGCCCGATTAAAACTCACCTGCCTCCAACGTTTCATTCAACCATTGGCTAAATTCTACAATCTTATGCGGGTGCATGTCGATAATGTCCATGAACAATTCATAAGTAATTTCCAAATCAGGTTTGCTTGTTGCAGCACAACAATAGAATAGCTTACAAAGTCGTGATAAGTCTTGTGGAGCAAAAAACTCCTCCCAATTCTTTGGATTGAACCGCTTGTTTGTGAATTGTTCATACATTGCCAACGCACGCACGCTGTACTTGACCATAAAGGTTTCACCTAAAATCTTAATAAAGATGTCTGTCATCATAAAAAATAAAATTTGAAATTAATAATTGAAGCACAAGGGACTTTCCCTCGGCCACTCATTTCTATTATACTCCTATTGGTGTTGAAAATCCAAATCGTTTTGCCGATTTATTTACTCCTCATCGTCTTCTTCACCTGAAAGTCTCTCCATCTTCATATCATTTAGAAAGTCTATAAACTCCAATAATACTACATATGGGGATTGTGACTTGCCAAGTTCATCAATAAATTCTTGATAGGTAATATCCAAGCCACTTGTGCCTGTTACAACGCAACAATAAAGCAGTTTGCAAAGGTCTTCCAAGTTGTTGGGGAAACAAAAATCTTCCAAGTTGTTGGGATTGAATTGGCCGCCGATTTTTTCATACATGAGCAATGCGCGCATGTTATACTCAACCACAACGTCAATACCTTTAATTTTCATAATTTCATTAGTGTACTCAAATTCAGTGAACATCGTTTTTTATTTATTTGGTTTATATTAAAAGCAAGAGGACTTTCCCCGTGCCACTCATTTATATTATACCCCGATTGGTGTTGGATTCCAAATCAATTAGTAATTATTTAGTTTTCATCGGTTTCAACACGTCCAATAAAAAACTCCTCCTCAATTGCAGTATCCAACCAATCAGCAAATTCCGTCAACTTAAATGGTTGGAGGTCGAGAGCTTCAAGAAATACTTCATAAGGAAGTTCTAATTTAGGTCTGTTCCCTACAATAAAGCAATAGTACAATTTGCAAAGCTCATCCAATGATTTGGGGGTGCAAAAGTCCTTCAAGGTTTTGAGACTGAACGGTTGATTTGTCATCGCCTCATAAGCGAGCAAAGCGTGCACGTTGAAACCAATGTTGTAATCAATTCCTCTAATAATGAGGCCAAAATACTTTTTGTTCATATATATAAATTAAAAATGTTAGAAGCACAAGGGACTTTCCCTCGTGCTTCAATATCATACTCCGATTTGGTTCAATTTCCAAACCAATTTGCCAAATTATTTTTTCTCAGGCCGCCACCGTGCGCTTTTTTAATGCCCCAACGCCTTGTAATTCAAGGTCATAAGTAGCCACTTCACCATCTGTGGCCGAGGCAGAAATTGAGGTAATAAGTACCTTACCCATCCAACCACCCGCGGCGGGCGTCCAAGAATTATAATCCCCGTCAATCACGCTTTTTTGTGGGTCGTTTTCTTTCTTGACCGTGAAAACAACATCGATTGGTTGTCTCTTCAACATCAACTCAACCATCTTATCATAATCCTCAGTATAATAAGCGCTTGTGCTGATATTCCATTCAAAACCTGTTACTTCTGTACTTTTCCAAAGGCCGTGATCTTTGCTTGAAATTTCACTCGTGGTGGCCTTCAAATCTAATTTGTGGTCTTTTGCAACGCCAACGAGCGACTTGTTTTGCCCATTGAAGCACATAAGGTCTGAACCATTTACTATTGCCATAATTGTGTATATAATAAATTTATTATTTTAATCTTCTGTTTTTGTTGTTGGTTGTTCTTTCTTTTCCGTGAAATAGACTTCTCCACTGAATGTGAGCGTTTGTATGTAAACGTCTTGCTCAAAACCCTCGCTTGCGTCTTCAAGGCGGCAATGCTTTAAGAATGTGTGCGCTTCCTCAACTTTATAAGTGTCTCGCAAAACGTCTCCTTGGCAAAAATGATGTCTGATATAAGAGGCATATACACACGTTTCCGAGTAACTACCCGCACAAACGTTGATTTCAAATTCCACCTTATCACATACAAGCCCATCTTTGCTATAACTTGGGGTGGTGCTTATCCTTTTGAAAGTGATCCAACGCTGATTCCTTGAATTATCATTGCTTGGGAATGCGACAATTGGGTATATATTAAACGACGGCTCATCAACTTCCGCGCCTTTCTCGGTTTGTACATTGTCCGCATTTCCCCATATTGCCATTATCAGATTGTGACTTATCAAACCGCCTAAATAAAATGTGTTTATCATTGTTGTTCTACTACTTTAATTTGGTCAAAGCCTTATTCATTTCATTGTTATACTCTTGTCCAAATTTGGATTGATAACTTGCAAGGGCTGAATCATAGAAATGCGCTCCAATCATTGAACCCGTTGAATGCTTTTTTGTTGTTCTCTGTTTTGTACCTTTGTCCAACCATCCAAGTCTGAACCAACCTGAGCGTTTGTTCCGTTTGTTCTTTGTAATCCTCACATAACGGGCAAATCCTTTGTCGTCCTTGCGGAATGTTTTCCCCGCTCTCACGCCTTGTAATAACTTATCATTGTAGAGCTTGCCGTTTTTGTTTTTGCGAGCGTCGGTTATATGAATGCCTGATGAACGGAGATTCTTTCTTACCTCATTCCTGAGATTCAACCCACATTTATTTATTGCTCTGCGACTTGCTTTCAAACTCTCCTTCTGTATATCAGAAATGAACTTCTTTGCCGTGTTTCTTATTACTCTGATTTCTAAATTCATACCTTAGAAATATTCTATACCGTTTTGCGTCCTATCAACATACAACCAAAATTCTTTCAACTCAGGTTTGTGCTGAATCTCAACCACTCGATAGGTGTTGCTATATTCTTCCGTTTTTTGGTTGAGTACTTTTGAACTCAACAGTTGAACGATTTTGCCCTCTGAAATATAGCTGTAATCATGATAATCTCTCACCGCAAATAATCTACTTGTGATTGGGCGCATAGCTTCACCATATTCACCATATTTGGAGGGGTTGTCTTTTACTTCACGGCAAAATATCACCTTCATATCTTCCTCCTTTTTCTTGGGTCTAATCGTCCGCTGATTATAGCTCGCACCTTTCCAATCATGAGGTGGTTTCTTCACATTAGGGCTATGCGCTGTAATGTCTTGTTCATCCTGAAAATCAGCCGTGCCCACTCGCAAAGTCATGTTATATTTACCCGCAAACATATCAACCGTATCTCTTATATAATGATAATATGTACTCATATGAATGATTTCCCTTCTGTAAGTTTGAAAGGCTCTCACGATTCATGTACCATGTACCAACAAGCAATTTAATAGCATGAGCAAGAGGCAATTGCCCCTCACTCTTGCCATCAATATCATCACAGATATGCATTTCAACAACTTGTTTTGCTGCACCGATTAGACTTTGGAGATAGGAATCTTCCCCATGCCAATCAGCTTCAAGGTTCAAATGTTGCTTGATTTCATCCAATGTAATTTCCATATCTGTTTATCGTTATGAATCTTATTTCAATGCACCAACCTTAATTGTTTCAGGTCTAAGCACTTTCACGTCGCAGTAGAAATTTACTACCAAACGCACAAGGCCTTGTGCTGCTTTTGTCATTGGATCAACAGTAATATCCAAATTACCCCAATTGGCAATTACAACATTAGAAAAATCACCATAGGCAAAGCGTTTTTCTGCAATGTTGCTTGTGCTGAGGGCTTCCGTTCCATCAACTGCGCCGTTTTCATATACAAGATTTGTCGTCTTATCACCCTTCACCATGTTGCGCAATGCACCCTTAGCTTTTGGAGAAAGAAGATACACAACACGGCCATCAACATTTGCATTCTCAACATCAGCTTCAAGGTCTGTAAGGTCTTTGAACTTGGATACTTCTGTGAGGGGTGTTCCGTTATTATAGAAAAGGCCTTGGGGCATGGTGTTTGTGCCTTGTTCAGCACCGAGGAACGTTTTTTCTAACTTGCTGTTGATAGCTGAAAGAATCTCTTCACGGATTACACGCTCAGCGCTTGCGGAATCTTGTAACAAGAATTGCTTGGAAACGTCTACAACGCAAGACAAACGCTTTGGAGATAATTTCACGTGGGTGAATGTCATATCAGTTGCGGCCGTCTCGCTTGTTTCTCCCTCCCAACTACAATTTGCAGAAGAAGATAACGGGAATTGAACATCACCCGTAAGATTCTCGAGTACTCTTGCGCCCGCCTGAACGAGGACATTTTTAGCTTTAAGGCTACCCATCACGTCCATGAGGTTGGTTGCAACGATATCTTCACCTTCACTTTGAACAGTGATTGCACGTTCTTCAACGGCTGTGGGCAATTGGATTTGGCCAACCAACGAGAGGGAACGATTTCTCATTTCTGCCTGACCTTCTAAAATCACAGCTTGTGCGATTGGGTCTAAACTTCTATTTTCTGATACTGCGCGGATTGCGCCAAGTAATGAAAAGTTTCTCTTTTCCATTTGTTTCTCTGTATTGTTATTATAATTATAATTTTCTTCTTTGGTTCTGAGTTCTGTTTCTAATTCATTGATTTCCTCGTTGATATTAGAAATGTCCTTGCGGAAATTATCCATCTTCATTTTATCATCATGAGAGAATGAACGGATTTCCAATTTCCGCTTCTCGCAGATTTCACGGACTTCTGAAACGATTTGTTCCTTCAATTTCCGTTTCTCTTCTATGTCTTGTTTAATATGATATGTGCTTCTCATATAATATAAATAGTCTCTTATCGTGATAATTACAACGTTTGGATTACAAATTCTCAAATTCTTTTATCGTCGCGTCCATGATATTGTTTATCTCAGTGCTCTTCAATTCAACCTCTTCCAATTTCCGCTTGTTCTGAACGCTTGTCGCTTCATAAGCGGGCGTAAAAACGGGGCTAACGTCAAATAATAAATCAACCTTTGAAATTTCACGGCAAAGAACGGGATCTGCGTCTTTATCAAAAGGCCACTGATAAGAAAATTCATCACCACCCTCAGCTATTGTAAACGCAAAGCTACTCCCCGTAATATCACCACGTCTAAGGTATTCCAAGAGTTCATCCCCGTATTGTGTTTTTGGAGCTTCAAACGTGTATTTTAGGCCTTTCTCGTCCACTTCTAATATAAGGCTGCCTTCTCCATACTTGGAACGTGCTAATACCTTTTGGTCGTCGTGATTGAGCTTGCAAATAACGTCTGAACGTTTAATTGTTTCTTCTGTAATTGCGCCCTTCAATATCTTCTCATAAAAACCAAGGTCGTTGCTCCATGTCTCAAAAATGACCGCATAGCCTGATACAAGGCGGTCACTCACTTCAATTTGAAGTTCACCACCTCTTTTCTCAATTTCCTTCTGTTCCTTCATTTTCTTCTTCTTGTGTGTCTGAATTATTTATCGTGTTCTGTTCTATATCCGTGTAAGCAATAATATGTTTATCACCGTCTTTTATTGCTTCATAGCCCAATTCATTTCTAACTTCATTGATTGAAAGGCAACCGTTCTGCAAGAGCGTTGAATAATAGTTTGCCTGAGCACTTTTGCTCATTCTAAGCATTGAATTTTCATCGACATCTATCTTATATCGGCCTTGACTTTGAGGGCTGAACATCTTGCGACTGAACTCGTGTTCTATCATTGAAATGTAGTTCTGAATCGTGGTTGTAAGGAATAAGTTCATTAAGTCCTCAACGTTGGACGTTTTATCTCCAAGGCCAAGCAACGACGGCGGTACACCAAAGAATGAACAAATCTCGATTGAATTAAATTTGCGAGAATCCAAGAGC